GTTGAGGACTGTGTTTCATCACTATCTGCTGATGCCATCTTGATAAGACCATCAAAAGTACCTGATGTGTAAACACCAGTAGAATGGTTACCTAAAAGCAACGCATTTTCAATACCTTTAGCGTGTGATCTTACGATTGACTCTCTGATGAGAGGTAAGATTGGCATGATTGCATCTTCTTCAGTCTCGTTACCTAAGTAAGATTGTGAAATAAGTTTGTGAGTTGATAGAGTTTTCTCTGTCAAGTCAATACCACCGAAAGGTGCACCATAAGTATCACCTGTCTGAGCCAAGTTACCATGTGGTGAAGAACCACTAGCTACTTGGTTAGTAGTAAATTCAGCGTATCCGCTGTCTGGTAAGATAGGGATAATCATGTTAGCAGAATTCATTTGAATTTCTCTAAACAACGGTGCTAATACTAGCTCGTTTTGAATATCTCTTTCTACGTTTGTAGACACGATTTGCTCGAAGTCTGCACTAGAAACTGCAACACCTGAGTGTGCGTTTACTTTTTCCATTACGCTTTTAGCATAAGGAGTGTCATAACCTCTACCTGTAGCAAGACCTAAGATCTTGGCATCTACGATATCGCCTTCAAAAGCTTCTTTCCAGTTTTTGTTGCCTCTATCTTGGAAAATTCTCTTTGATTCTCTCATAGCTTGAATCTCTTGAGATTTTTCTGTCAATTCGGATTGAAGTTCTTTAACAACAGACTCTAGGTCTCCTTGTCTTTCTTCAACTTTCTTAGCAACGTCTTCGATAAGCTTTTCAGCTCCAGAAATACTTGACTTAACAACTACTTTCTGTTCTTCCTGTTTAGCTTCCAATTCAGCTTTTTCAGTCGCTTCTACTTCAGCTTGCTTTTCAGCAACTTCTTTAGCTTCAGCTTCTTCAGCAGCTTTTTGCTCGGCCTGCTTCATTGCAATTTTAGCAGCAGTATCTTCTGCTACTTGTTTTGCAAATGCTTCAAGGTCGAACTCAGGGCTTACTTCAGGAGTTTTATTTTCTTCTGACATTTTAGTCTCCGTTTTGTCGGCTTTTGCCTCGCTTGACTGCTCAATCTTTGCGTTAGCGTCGATTGAGGAAGTCTCTTTAATAAAGTTTTTCTTGAACTGATCGTACTCTTCCATACTATCAAATGACTTTGCTAGTGAGAAGACTGCTGATTGGTTACAAGGAACCGATACAACAGACACTTCAAATAGTTCAGCGTCCTTTATCTTATATCCGTCGGTTTCTTTGATATAATCAGCGTCCTTGACTTTGAAACCAACAGAAAAAGCTCCAAGAACGCCATCTTTAATAAGATCTTTAATTTCGCCACTAGATTTTGAAATTCGAGCAGTTAGCTCTAGTCCATTCTCTGTGACCCCTATTTCTTTGGCACGACCAATTGGTCTATCATAGTTATGATTAAACAAAATTACAGGATTGTTTTTAAAGTTTTCCAATCCACCTTTTGTCCATGCCTCTGTTTCAATAACATCTCCAGCTCTATCTAATGCGTTCGTACTAGCTGATCCTTTGATATCTAATCCGCCATCATCATCTTCGCCTAGAGTTTTGAAAGTGTTAGTCCAATGAAAAATCTTTTCCATCGTTAATCCTCCTTTTTAGCCTTTGCCTTTTTAGGCGCAGGTGCTGGAGCTTCAACGACAGCGACTTCTACTGGAAATCTGTATTTAGCAGCAGCTAAAACTCTGTTCCAGGAACCAAACTTTCTTCTTAAAAGATAGTCCCTAACAGGAGCTTTCTCGTCCGCTTTATAATCTGATAGGCTTATAGTATCTACATTTTTGGCCTGCATATACTCGCTTAAAGCCTTTAGCATCATATTTTTTGTCATAATTATTCCTCTGCGGGTGGTTCCTCTTCTGGCCGTCCACCTTGCTCTGGATTCGCGGCTGATCCTGCAATATTTGCAGGAACTCGCGGTTGATCGAATCCGTCAATCGTCTCAAGTCTTAGCGCCTCCCTTGCTTCATTCGGTGTTAATATTCCCGTGTTAACAAGTGTGGCGTAGTAGTTTGCCTGGTCTCTTAACTCAGGCTGAAGTGCAGGAACGTCGCTTACATCTTCATTAAGTTTAAAACCGAAGAACCTCTCGAAAGCATACCCCCGG